AAAAGTAGAACGAAATTTTCAAAATTGGACATTTTTAAAAATGTCCAAAAATGAAATATTGAAAAAAGTTTACATGAGAAGTTTGCAAAAATACGTTTTCCGTAAGGAATGCAGTGGGGGAGGGGAATATTTTTTTATGAGTGGCTGTGAAAAAAAATTTTGGACATTTTTAAAATGTCTGTATATTTTAGTAAAAATGGATTACAAAAAAAACGAAAAAAACGAGTATAAATATACTTGTGAAGAATGTGATTATAAATGCTTTTACAAAAGTGATTATGAAAGACACATTAAGACGATAAAACATAAAAGGATTACAATGGATTACAAAAAAGCATACTACTGCAAATGTGGTAAGAAATACACCCATAGACAAGGTCTATATAAACATCAACGCTCTTGCAGTGTCAAGGAAGATAAGCAAACTATCATAGATATACAGCATTTGTTACTACAGCAACAGAAACAACAACTGTTACGAGACGAGGAACACAAAGAAGAACAACGAAAACGCGACGAAGATATGAAAAAAGAACATCAACAACAAATCCACGATCTTACTGAGAAGATATCAAATATGTCGCTGGTTACTAATCATACAACCAATAATAAATTCAATCTCAACTTCTTTTTGAACAATCAATGTAAGGACGCAATAGATTTTCAGACATTCTTGAAACAGATTAAGATTGAAGAGGAAGATTTATTTTATTTCGGGAACCACGGGTACTTAAATGGTATGATGAACATTATAGATAAGTCATTAGGTAGCTTGGAAGTTCATGAACGTCCCATTCACTGCACAGATGTAAAACGTCAAATCATGTATTTCAAAAAAGAGGACGGGACGTGGGAAAAGGACAAGGAAAAATTACAAATGCGCCGTTTAATAACCACAATAGATAACAAAAGTTATTATTGTTTGGAAGACTGGGAAGATGGTAAGCAATATAGGTTTGAAGACATGGACTCGCCCAATTTCAAATGGTATTTAAAAGTGGCAACCGAAACAATGGGTGGCGACTATTCCAAAGACGATATTCATCTGTCCAAGATGCTCAACTATTTGGCAACCGAGTTTTATATTAAGAAGAATAAACAAATATTGAGTTAAATACACTGCATAAATGCTAATATCCACATCATAAATAAATAATATAATATATGTAACATATATAAAAACATCGCACGATATAGAGTAATGGTAAAACTCTGTGACTCAACATATACACTTGAAACCGAAACATATAAACACTATTTTGATATGTTTCCCTATGAACTAAGTGATTTCCAAAAATACGCAATTGAAGGAATAGTAGAAAAACAGCATGTATTGGTAACAGCACATACGGGTTCAGGAAAGACGTTACCAGCTGAGTTTGCTATTCAACACTTTGTAAAGCAAGGAAAAAAAGTTATATATACATCCCCAATTAAAGCATTATCAAACCAAAAATTCTACGATTTTCAGAACAAATATCCCGATATTACATTTGGTCTGTTCACGGGAGATATTAAGACAAACCCAGAAGCAGATGTATGTATAATGACAACAGAAATCCTAATGAACCGTTTATTCAATAATGATAGCCAAACATCAACTATGAATGATTTTCAAATGGATTTGAATAACGAATTGGCTTGTGTAGTATTTGACGAAGTCCATTATATTAATGATGCTGACAGAGGACAGAATTGGGAAAAAACAATCCTAATGTTGCCGAAACACGTACAAATGGTAATGTTATCAGCAACCATTGACCAACCACAAGAATTTGCAAAATGGTGTGAAACAAATGGTACCAAAGAAGTCTATCTATGTTCTACGAATCATCGTGTGGTACCACTTGGACATTATGGTTTCTTAACCACAAACGAAGGATTGTATAAGGGAATGAACGATGAGGATAAAAAACGCGAAATCAAAAATGAAATGAATAAATTAATTCTTCTTCAGGATTACAAGGGTGTATATAACACTGCCGGATACCAAACTATTGTCAAACATAAGAAGTTGATGGAAGATAAAAAGGTGTTTGTGAAGAGACAACATACACTCAATAAATTAATGGAATTTCTTAGAAACAAACACATGTTGCCAAGTATATGTTTTGTATTCTCACGAAAACAAGTAGAACAGTGTGCCCGAGAAGTAACAATTCCACTATTGGAAGATGATAGCAAAATACCTTATGTCGTAAAAAAAGAATGCGATGCTATTATACGAAAGATGCACAATCATGAAGAATATATGAAAACAGACGAATATATTGAGCTGGTATCACTACTTGAAAAAGGCATTGGCATTCACCATTCAGGAATGCTACCTATTTTGCGTGAAATTGTTGAAATGATGATAACCAAAAAGTATATTAAAGTTCTATTTGCCACAGAGTCATTTGCGATTGGATTGGATTGTCCAATTAAGACAGCAATATTCAGTGGTCTTACGAAGTTTGATGGCTCTCAACGTCGTTATTTGATGGCACACGAATATACACAAATGGCTGGACGCGCAGGTCGTCGTGGAATAGATACTATCGGTTATGTTGTTCATTGTAATAATCTATTTCCACTTCCCTCCGAGCGTGATTATAAGGAGATGATGAGCGGTGTTCCACAGAAACTGGTATCAAAATATAAGATTGATTATGGCCTTATGTTGAATCTACTATGTAGTGGTGTTACACACGACTTCCACGTTTTTTCAGAGAACGCAATGATATATAAGGATATTCATAAAGATATTCAAATACTGAGTGAAAATGTGAAGAAACAAGAAGAAAAGAGAATAGAATTTAAGAAACAATTTGATTTTATGAAAACTCCATTGGCTGAATGCGAAAAATATATTATGTATAGCAAAGAATTACCCACCTTAAAAAATAAAAAGAGAAAACAATGTGAGCGGGATATGCAGCAATTGAAAGATAAGTATAGAAATATAGACGTTGATCTAAAAAAAGTAAATGATTATCAAGATATAGAATATGAATATAACAATATGTGTTCTTCTCTGGAAAGTTCCAAAAAATATATTGTATATCAGAGCAATCAGGTATTGGAATTGATGAAAAATAAACAATTTGTTTGTCAAAATGAAGAAGGACATTGCGAACTCACATATACAGGAAAAGTCGCGTCATATTTGAAGGAAATACAACCATTGATTTCATCTGGTATTATGTCGCAATTTAATTTTTTTGAAAATTATGAAACAACTGATATCATCAAGATAATGAGTATTTTTTGTGATATCAAAGTGGAGGATAGCATAAAGAATAACTATCCTATTACTAATGGGAAATGTGAAGACGTCATGAAAGTATTTATTACAGAATATGACAATTATAGCATATTAGAAGACCAGTATCAAGTATTTACAGGAATCAATACAAATACTCTGAATTTTGATATTTATGAATATATTGAAAAATGGTGCAAAGCAACAAATGAAGTAGAATGTCGTGTAATATTAAAGGATATCAAAGAAGAAAAAGATGTCAGTTTGGGAGACTTTTGTAAAGCATTGTTGAAGATTTCCACCATATGTAAAGAATTATATACTATGGCAATAGAAATGCAACATATTGAGTTTGCACATAAATTATCCAAGGTAGATGAGCACATTCTCAAGTTTGTAGTAACAAACCAAAGTCTGTATGTGTAAATAACGTGTTATTTCATAGTGTAACAATATGATTATGAGATTTGAAAAATTGATTATAATATTATATGAATATCATATAACATTATATAAATGATAGTATAGTATGGAACATACATTTAATGATAGTGATGATAGTGATGAAGAAAGTATATGGTCGTTAGATAGCGATGAGGCATATGAAGCAGATAATATCTATTATGACCAACAAGAATATTACGATGATATTAGAGAAAACAATACGTACCATTTGGGCATGTGTAAAAATTATGGATATTCTACAACAAGTCCATATGTCTTACTGAATGTTCTCAATGTAAAATCGTTTTTCAAATATTCTATTAATAGTATAATGACGTTTTTGACAGGTTATTCACCAGTGTATGTGTCAGATCCGAAAATAGATATTATAAAGGTTTATCATTATAAAATAGACAAATTTCAATTTGGATATAATTGTGTAATCAAAACAATGTATTTGCGTTTAATTCAAAAGTGTTGGAAAAGACAGTTACAGCGACGTGAAGAAATATATAAAAAACGAATGACAGTATCATCCATATTATATCGACAACTGCACGGAAGGTGGCCAGATGGTTTGAATTGCTTACCAGGATTGTATGGTTTGTATTATTCAAAATAGTATGAATAATATAGACCAGTAAATATTATACAGAATAAAGCAATATATGTCATTATGCTATTCATCTATTATATATGTATGCTTTTGTGCGAATGTGTCTAAATAGATGAAATTGGGATGAAACGCGAAATGCTTTTAATCAAATCAATACGAGTACTGTTGAGTTCTTTGTGTTCTTTTATATCTTTAAAAAGGATATCCAACTGTATTAGTGCTTCTCTGTATTCAAAAATACGAGTTTTAACATAAAATACATTGCGATTACTGTAATATAAGTGAATATAATGATTTAATATAGTAATTTGAGTGTCCAAATTTGTTTTTTCAATGACATTTAAGTAGTCATTTGTGCTTTTTCTCAATTCATCATATACTTCATTAATATTGAAATCATCGGAAAAAAAGTAGTCTTTCCAATCGTGATTCCTCATAATACGATAGAATGTTTCAAAAATACTTTTATGGACATCAAATGGTGTTTTCAATACTTCGTTTTTGTCAAATGATTTATTTTCAACAAACATATTTGTATGCTTTATATACATGTATATCTTTATATGTTTGAATATGTAAAATTGTGCGTTTTCAGTTGGATTTTTTCAATATACAATTCTGCAAAATTGATTCATAAAATAAAAAAATATTGACAAATAATTTTTATCCAATTATCATATACTCATTATTTTATGATACTCACCCGATACTTGTATAACTATTTTCAAGTAAATTGTTCGTTGTTTCTTGCTTTGCTTGACCGTAACAAGGATGAGGCTCTATTTTGGTGTTATGAACTGTATTATTCAGGTTTTGATGAAGAAACATTTAAATATTTAATTAGTTTATACGACACTTTATATATTACACGTAAAAATATCAAAGAAAAAATACAAGAACGATATACATATTGGAAAGAATGTGAAACGGAGGAAAACCATATTATTGGTGAAATTGTCTGTAATTTAATCAACTATAAGTATTCTATTTGTAAAATGATGAAAAAATTCAAAAAAAGTATGAAGTGTAAAGAGATAAAAGTGGATGTTAAATATCCCAATTCATACACGATGTTATCCGATACAGAAATAAATACAATGATTGGAACATACTCCACAAAACGGAATGATGCTTATTATTGGAAAACAATGAAGGGTGTATGTAAATACAAAATACGTAATAATATAAATCAGTTGTGTCAAGAACCAGTGAAGTATAATACTACGGAATGGAGCAATAATTGGTTGTTATATGTTCTTGAAACACCACTATGGCAAGAACGTATCAAAAAATTTAATGGTAATTATGATATAGAACGAAAAAAAATTCATTTTAAAACCTCTGATGACGAGGAGGAATTCCACAATCATTATAATTTAGAACCGGATGAACAGTCTTTGGATATTCAAACAAATTGTCTGGGATGTGAAGAAGATTTTCAATATACGTATGAAACTTTAATAGAAAATTATGGGGGTATTATTGAATGAATACACAATCATTGTTGTTAATGCGAAAAGGGTTGCGCCCCACAACGTATCAATAATAGACACAAATGGGTCCCATTTTTTTATTGTGGCAATATTGGTTGCATCATATACACCATACATCACTAATCCTAACAGGAATGCGTCTAATATGGAACCTTGTCTTGATATAATAAAATAATATAAGCCTACAATAATCGCGAAATAACTTAAAAACGCCCCGTACATATTCAAGTGTATTGGGCTACCTTGTATGTTTTCAATCATTTTTGAAAATCCGCTGGGAATAATAACATAATTAATATATACAATGTCAAGAACCAATAATGAAATTGCTAATACGACTAATGTTGTAACCATGATTATATGATATAATGATAAAATATTATATCATTTAGCATCATTTATGACGATATATCTATATTATCATTGACTTCTATTTCTGTCGCTTTTTCTTCATAGTGGATATTGGTACTTTCAACAACATTCTCAGAACCATTATCAACATCATTGATAATGTCATCATCAACGTCTTTGACAATTATATTATTTTTCTGAATAGTATGTAATACCAAATCTGGAATATGAATACACAAACTACTAACAGAATGACTTGTAATATCAAATACAATATTTGTAGGTTCGCGATATTCAATACAATAAACATAATTATGTGGAATAAACATTATTTGTCCGGAATGAAGTTCCAATTGCTCGTATAATTCAGATTCAACATCTCCAATACTATATTGGAATTTTTCCAAATCAGTATGATAAAAATGTTCGGGTTTTCGTGGTTGTATATAAACGTGTAGGGAACCTTGATATACATACAAAAATTTACGATCAGAATTATGAAGCATATTCTGTGTTTTAAACCCACACGGACCACCTAAAAGGTGGCATCTCGTATATAATGAAAATGGGTTGATAATAAATTTGGATAGGTCACTATGTTCGCTTGAAATTGGTGTATAATTACTGTAATATGTAGTTTCAGTATTCAACATTAACTGTTCAAAAGCATTGAATGGAATATGTATGGTTTCGTCATCTGTTGTATTTGATAAGTGTATATTATTATTATATTGGATATCACAAGGACTTTCAAAAATGAGTATTTTATTTTTATCGCACAACTGTTGTAGTGTTTTATTATTGGTATAATCAATAAAAAATGAATTATTATCAGATACATCGTGATATTCTAATTGTTTTAATACATTGATGTAAATGACAATAACGCAAAATAATAGAAATAAATGGATTATAAAGTGCATAGTGTATATCATATTTTTGTATTATTGTTTAATTGTTTTTACGCATTAGTATTATTGTATTGTTATCAAGTTGTATTGTAATTATTTCTAATCGTCTTCATCGTTATATTGCGGTGCGAGGAACAATTTTAATACATTTTTTTCATCGTTTTCCTCATCTAAATAATAATTTACTTGGAGAGGATAGTTGTGTGTAAGGTGAATTTCAACCGCCTTACAAATTTTACTGAATGTAGCTATTTTGCTGAGGTATATCAATGAATATCTCAGTTCCAGTGATGAATCTTCCACAATAGCAAACTCGTTCAAATCATCAATATCAATTTTTACTTTCATTGAACCACTGTCACCGTTTGCAATAAAGTCAATATTTTCTTCGTTACAGTTGATTTGAATACTTTCGCCAAAATTGGATAATTGACTAATAATATTTCCAAAGTTATTTGATGAAATTGAGAACTGTGCTGTGCTTTCATTTTCAGGGATAGACATTTGTTCTTCGTCCAGACTAACCAATGGCATTGTAAATTCTTTATTTAATATATCCTTACATTCACTTTTGAATTCAATATCTAAAGTGTCTTCATTATTTTTATCAAATGTAATAGTCATTGAATGACCTTTCTGATATGTACTTAGGATCTTGGCAATAATATTACTGTTAATACCCAATGTAATATTTTCGGAAAATTCATAAGCATCAAACCAAGTATTGGATAATTTCAACTCCATAATTGTAATTCTTGAACTATCAAGTGTTTGCATATACAATCCATCTTCTTTGAAATGGAGTTCAATAAATTCGGTAAATGACCTTATATTTTGTAAAACATAAGTGAATGTATATAGCTTAGTTGGTTCGCTGATAGTCAAGTGCATTATATATACAAGTAGTTATAGTATATATAATAAAAACAAACGATGAATCAATTTTACTTTCCAGAATCATATTAAGCGTCTTCTTCAGCATTAACATTTTCATCGTCTTTCACAACTTCTTCTTCATTATTATTATCATCATCTTGACCATTATCTTGACCATTATCTTCACCATTATCTTCACCATTATCTTGACCATTATCTTGACCATTATCTTCACCATTATCTTCATTGGTATGAAGATTAATTGTTTGAATTTGTGTAACATTATGTGTATCATTCATAACTTCTTGAATGTTATCTGTTTGTAAAGCATTACTATCTATATCTGAAAGTATTTTGATACGTTCATCATGAAGAGATTTATTTACTTCCATTGAAAAAGTTTGAAGTTTCATTAATACTTCTTTAATATTTACAATCTCGTTTAAAATCATGTCAAACCGTTGTTCATATTCTTCGATTAATCCATCGGGCAATGCACTTGTAGATTGTTGCGTTAATTTATTATCTAAATTAGTAATACGTTCATCCAATGATTTAAATGCTTGATTAATCGTCATAGGTTTGTTTGCTGGGGCTGGTGCTGAAGATGTTTGAGGTTCAGGTTGAGTTCTGGGCGTAGATGGAGGGGTTTGTTGCGTTGTATTATTTTGTTGTCCGAAAGCACGTCTTCTTTTTGCTGCGGCAAGAGCACTTGACATTATGTATTAATTATATATAGTTATACAAATAATTAATATATAAGTACGAAACGCATTATACACGCATATCCATTTTAATAACATCATGATGTTGATATGGCGTAAGCCACATAATATCATCTAAAGAATAATCTTCAATATTATCGTATTTGTTTTTTATAAACAATCGTGGAAATGTTTTAGGTTCTCTTGTACATTGTTCTTTTAATTGCTCAATATGGTCGTCATAAATATGAGCATTACCAATAAAATGCACAAATGAATAGGCTTCTAAACCACAATGTTTAGCAATGATATGAGTAAGGAATGAATATGATGCAATATTGAATGGTACGCCTAATCCAACATCTCCACTTCGCTGGTAAAGAGAGCACGACAAATATTTATCTTGATGAACATTGAACTGCATTAATACGTGACAAGGAGGAAGCGCCATTTCGTCAATTTGACAAGGATTCCAAGCACTAATAACTAAACGTCGGGAACTAAGTTCTTCCTTATTTTTTAATAATTTGATAACATTTGCTAATTGATCCACACCCTTGCCACTATAATCTGTATTACAATCATTATATTCAGCATTGAAATGTCTCCATTGATGTCCATAAACAGGTCCAAGGTCATTTTCTTCATATGATAATCCACGTGATTCTAAAAATTCTTTACTTGCGTTTCCGTTCCAAATTTTCACACCCATCTCATTCAGTTCTTTATTACTGGTAGAACCTTTGATAAACCAAGTCAATTCTTTAAAACACGTTTTCCAAGCCACTTTTTTAGTGGTTAATAGTGGTATGCATCCATCTTTTAGAGAGAATTTCATATGGGTTCCAAAAATTGCCTTAGTTTTACCGTTACGACCATTTTCCCACGTTCCAGTATTAATAATTTCACGTATAATGTTTAAATATTGATGTTCTTCATGTTGAGTATTCTGAAATACATTCATTATATGTATTTATTATGAGCTATATTTAATTTCTTTTCTAAATAAATGTTATAATATGGAAACATCCGATTTAATAATAGGAGGAGATAACAACAATAAAACATTTTTATCTCATATCTTTGATGGAACACCCGAAGGAAATGCTGAATTTATGAATATGGCACAATATTCATTGATGGGAATAATACCTGTTGTTGTTTTGAACAAAATAGTTCAGAATTATATTCCTGATATTGATATTGATAAATCTAACTTAGAATTAACAGTAGAAATAGCTTTACAAGTTATGATAATGTTTGTTGGAATTATAGTAATTCATCGTGCAATTACATATTTCCCTACATATAGTGGATTTAAATATGAAGATGTATCAATCACAAGTGTTGTTTTAGCATTCTTGATTATTATGTTAAGTGTCCAAACAAAATTAGGAATGAAAGTAAATATATTATACGACCGCGTATTGGAATTATGGAATGGCGAACCCCAACCTACAATGGAAAATATGGAATCCCAACGCAAGGAAATTAATATTCCTCAACGCAAAATGATGCAACCCGAAATTGATGACGACTATTATGCTGGCCCCCCCGCACCATTATCTACAAGTCGTTCTCAACAATTGGAAGAACAGAAAGCTCAGCAAGTTCCACCTTTGGGTTCATCTTTACAAGGAGGACCAATGGCTGCCAATAGTATGATTGGTGGTGCTTTCGGTTCTTCATTTTAAATTATGTTTGATTTCCACGTCATCTAAACATATAGTAAAATGTTATTGAAAATATAATTGAATAACATTTTTTTGACTATTTTTATGTGGTTTTACTATTCAAGTGTTGCTCCCAAGAACGTTTAGTTCCGCCATCATACGCAAACGCATAGTCATTATTAATTAGCCACTGATTTACACTACACTCTTCACCAACACACTGAAGAGTTACCAACAAACGACCATATTTATCCAGGTCTCCACAGACAACATTGATGACTTTATTCAAAATCTTTGAACGAAGAAAGTCACGTACCTTGTAGCCATACTGTTTTTCTACACTACACTTTGTACGCAATTCGGGTGTATCTACTCCAATTAAACGACAATTCCATTTGTATAGGGTATCATTCAATGGGAAAATGATTTTCACAGTATCACCATCATATACAGAGACGACTTTACCTTGAATTGTTTTTCCTTCCATACATTTACAAAAATCAGGAGCGTCAGTAATAGTATCCCAATCCCAAGACATTATTTCTATACTATTGGCACTTGTAATAGTATGTTTAGTGTATATTCTTTATGTGAGTTGCAAAATGTATTTCGTAATGGAATGACATTATCCAGTTTTACGTTGTGTATCAACACTGTTTAACATATCCATTTGTAAAAGAGATTTTTCAATAGAACTCTGTGTATCTACATTTGCAAACAAATAATCTGTATTTGGACTATGTTCATTTTTCTTTATTTGAGAATAAATGGTGTTAATGTTCTCAATTACTTGTGCCAATATTTCAGAATTCGGCATAATTTCAGACTGACGATTTACATCTTCTGTTAGAAGTGATATTGCGAAATATAATAAAAACCGACGTTTTTTACAAGATGCTGTAGTATATTTAATACAAAAAATATCATTTAATGCGTTGAGAACACTTTTTAAGAAAATGTCATTGTTATTCTGGACATAGTCAAAGAAAATATCCCATATAATCCAAACAATATCTTGTTTGTATTTAGTATCCACATCATATTCGTAACGTATTTGACACAACGCCTTTTGTTTCTTTTTTCTACATAATAAATCAAATTCAAGTAACCACTCTATCCAATAAGATGAACGACGGCAATCTTTTTTCGTAATATTATAATAAAGTTCATTGAATGGTATAAG